GACTGAACATATCGAATGGTGAACGCATTATCCGTAATATACGCTCCGAGAATCCCTTGGATAACTTCTTGCTCAGTATCGAGAGCGAGATCGTAATCAGTAGGATAGACATCGAGCGGCCTCAATCGATACGCGAAGGTAACGATCATCGGAGTAGACATGTACACTCCTACCGCTCTACGTTGTCTTTCATCGATCCCAGTAGAACTAGATACTCCTACCGCGAATGCCTTATTCGCGATGGTGTTTTCAGTTCTCCCGAAGTAGTCTGGAGTATGATTCGATTCTTTGAATCCAGTAATCGCGGCTACTTTATCCGCTATTTGTTTTCGGATGCTGGAAAGGGATTGGGCCATTATCTTCTTCTCCGAAACGAACCGAATCTTCCCGGATTGGAAAGATATATTACCGGTTGTTTAGCTATCCGGTTATTTGGCTGCTCGGATAGTCCATTATGATCATGGTCATAGATGAAGTTTATCCGCTTCCATTCATCGTTATATACTCTGAAGTGCTCATTCGCGAGATCCAGATATCTTCCGTTCGATTGACCTAGAGAGCTATGGAAGTCTCTGAAGATATAGTACAAGGATAGATTCTGATGAGCTGCGCGGAAGGCCTCTGGAGACATTACAAGATACTCCAGTCCTCCTCCCTCTTGTCTCATTCTCTGAAGCATATTGTACCAAGCTTCATCGATATATGTTTGATAGGAGGATAGGTTCGAAGGCCGTATATCTGCGAGCTGAGAATACGTAGAAGTAATATCAGCATCCGATACTACTGGGTATAACCTCCGAAGAACTACAGAAGCCATTCTTCGGAAGATATACTCCTCTCCTACAATTGTAATCTTCCACTCTTGGAGGTAGCCTTCTCCGAGGATGAGCGATTCATCCATAATCCCTGCTGAATGTACATAAGTAGGAACATTAGCAGGATAGGAAGCAGTAGCATTATCTATTAACTTGGTTTGATCTGGTTTAATGAGAGTATACCGTACCGCATCCGGTACCACGAGAGAACCATCGCGATAGATGGGGAGCGTACTCGTATTCGCTTTCCCTCGCTCTAGGAGCTCTGGGATCTTGATTTGTGGAGCGTATGGTATACTGGTAGACATTAGAATAACTCTCTATATATTTCGATCCCATTGAGTTCGAATCGTTGAATACATTCTATCATATCATCTTTGAGTTTGTAAGCTTGATTCATCTTGATTTTAACTTCGGGGATATGTTGGGATGGAGCCAAGCGATCGATGGTTTTCTGGTGCGTTATCGTTTCGAGTTCCCAGAAGTGAGATTCGATAGGAGATAGAGTTCCATCGAGTACGAGCTTCGCGCTCCACTTTCGGAAGGCATCACTATCAAACTTTTTAATAACTCGGTTTCCTACGGTTCGAACGTTCTCCCAGATTGGAGAATGGTATCGACCACCTCGTACCGGATAAACGTTAATGTATTGAAACCGCTCCGGGTTGAGATATACCCATCCATCCTGTTGGAGCTTACCGATTCGAGAACCCGGATTACCAAGCTCTCCAGAGATCTGATGGATTCCGTTTACACCCGGAACAATATATTCCATTCGAACATTGGGGATGAAGAATCCCTTCTTCTCTATCTTCGTACTCTTTCCGCTCTTGACTTCGACATCGAAGTAATGAAACATCCAGTTTGAAGGATGCCATTTATAATAGAACGGATGGTTCGGAGGTTCTGGTAGAACCTGTTGGGGATTCGCTCGCTGGGGGGCCCATGGTTGGGGAGTGTAATTATTACTCATGTTTTGTACCTCGTTTAAAATGTAGGAAAAGAGGAGAGAGAAAACCCTCTCCCCTTAACCAAGGAAAATAATCGACTAGATTATACTAAAGTAGCGATCTCGACACCGCGATCATCATCGATGATAGCCATACCCAAGTAGCAATGGCCCACGATACGAGTCAAAGCTTTAGTAGCATCGCGATCCATCTCTACCATTACTTCGCCCATCTCCATAGTTTGAGCAGCACCCGGAAGCGCAGCTGGCATACCTGAAGCGTAACCGATAGCACCAGCAGCGAACATAGCACCTTGATAGTTAGAAGAATTATCCAACACGTAAGAGCTAGTGTAGATCTCTACACCCAAGTAAGAACCTTTATAGTGAGATCCTTTCGCTGAGATAGCATCGTAAGAAGCTGGGATGAACTGAACGATACCATTAGTTTCGTTACGGATTGAATCTTGAAGCTCTGCGAACTGAGCAGGATGCAATACACATACGTAAGGACCCGGAGCACCTTTATTAGAACCGGCAGCTTCCAAAGTTTGGATACAATCTACGAAAACATCTACAGTCATCGCGGAAGTAGCACCTTTCTGAGCGGTGAATCCAGTGAACAAAGCAGCAGTTAACTTAGCGAACAAAGCATCGTAAGACTTAGCGATATGTTCTGCAATACGAAACGGATCGATATCACCGGCACCCATGCCAGTCATAGAAGCCATATCAGTGATAGAGTAAGCTAAAGCATTACGCTTAACTACGACATCCACGTGGCCATCTACCAAAGCTTTATCAGATACTGCATCACCTTCGGTAGCACCAGTGAACTGAGAGAAGTCTGATTCACCATCTAAGAACGCTTTACGAACTCGAACGGTATCAGAACCAAGGCCATTAATAGATCCTACGAAGTCCATGAATGGAGTATTTCGGAGGTTTACGCTGTCCTTCAGGAGCAAGCGAATTTCTTGAGAGATCATTTGGGCTAGTCGCAAGTCACCGACCAAGCCATTATTAGTAATTGTTGACATAGTTACACCATGAAAAGAAGAATATTGGATTAGTTACGGGCTATTCTGCTATTACGGGAGCGACCCTACCCATTCAAAGTATAAACGAATCTAAACCCATTCGCAAGATAAAAAAAACCCCCCAGAGGATGGGGGGGGAAAGGAAGCGAGGTACGAACTCCCCTTCATTATGGGAAAAGCTTTGGATTACAAAGATACTACGATCTCAGCTCCAGTTACATTGATAACCGAGCGAACCTTCACATTATTATTATCTACGAGTTGGACATCCAATTGAACCAAGTTACCGCTTGAGTCATAAGCTGAAACATGAATGATCTTCTTACCCAATCCATGATTCAAAGTAGCCCATGTATTAGCAGTCAAGTTCTGAGGAGCGAACTCTTTACGGAAGTCTCCGATATCTACCAAGATCTCACCAGTAGCATCATCATACTGAGCAAGGTTACCAGCAGCTGGATCCGCAGAGATAGCTCCGCGAGCTCTTGCATCGGTGAAGAACTTATTCGAAGCACCATCGGCCTCTACGATATCATCTGTATTCGCATCGAGAGCGTATTCACCATTCGAGTAGCTCAAGCCCTGACCAGCTACGAACTCAGCGAATACATCAGATAACTGTACAGAGAGATCTCCGTTTGCTTCTTTAACTAGAAGTTGAACATCTGGACCTGTTACAGACTTGATAGTAATCGCACTTTTTGCGCGTGCATCTGTGAAGTATAGGTTCGAACCTTCCGCGATATCACCAGTATCAGCAGTTAGCTCGAATACACCGGTAGAAGAAGTGTAAGATAAACCAGCACCAGTTACAGATACCGCTCCGCGAGCGCGCGCTTGAGTGAAGAACTGATTAGTAGCTCCATCTTGCTCTACTACGTCATCAGTATCTACAGCCAAAGCAATAGCACCAGTAGCGCTATTGTAAGTGATACCGTTACCAGATACGCTAATAGCCCCACGAGATCGGGCTTCTGTGAAGTATAGGTTCGAAGTTCCTTCTGAGATACCATCTGAATCGACATTCAATTCGAAAGCACCATTAGCATCATCGTAAGACAAGCCAGCACCAGCAGAGAAGAATCCGCGGATCTCAGCTTGATCGGCAGTGAACTCACCAGTAGAAGCATTGTAATCAATACCGGAAGAAGCACTCAAAGCAGCGCGAACTTCAGCATCGCTTACGGATTGCCCTTCGATCTCTGTAAAGTCAGCATCAGTACCAGCAGCTCCACCATTATGGATAAAGGTTTGAGCGCGACCACTAACACCAGTCAAAATGATGATATCACCTTCTTGTTTTTCATCTCCATTAGTGTAGTTAGATGCTACCCAGTTCGAGATACTGGTAGCGGTAGTATCTACGGCTACATCGGTGATGGTGAGAGGCTTAAGCTTAAGTTGCTTCTCTCCGTTCACTGTTACCAGCTCGGCATAATTAGCTGAGTCTGTAGCGATTCCGACTACTGCATTCGCTTCCAAGTAAGAGCGAGTAACTGCATGGTTATCAGCGGTTGGTTGTTGGTTCAATTGAACCGTACCTTCAAAAATATTAGTAGGAGCTAAAAAGTCCATATCAATCTCCATTGAGTAAATTAATCATGATTAGAGGAAGGCTTTCCTCGCTCTAAAGATTACCTCAAGATTATCTCTCCAGAGATTGAATTTTGGAAACTTATTCGAACCTCATTCGATGAGGTATGAGTAACTGTAGCGAGAGCGATCTCCCCATTGACTACTACTTGAACCAGAGGCTTATAACCGAGGTTATGAGTAATCACTACGGAAGCAACATTCGAGAAGGTATGGACTTGAGGCTTCGAGGAAGCTGGAGCGAAGTATAGAGCCATCGTTAAGTCTCCTCGAATATGAGAGTAACGAGCGCGCTCGAACTACTCTTGGTAGCGATATAGATCTGATTCGTTCGATTCTTCCCTCTACCTACCTTAATTGCTTGTTTAGCTCCTCCGGTTAACCAGTCCTTATCCGCTCCGAGAACCTGTCCATGGGTCCCCTCGTGACTCCAATAGATATCATGCTGCTCGCATCCGATAGTAACGGTATTCGTATTCCGAGGAAGGGTTATCTCGGTAGCAGTTTGATTTGCTGTGAATGTTTTCACGAATAAAGCTTTAGTTTGACTGCTTAGATCGATACTCATCTCTCATTCTCCTTTATACTCTGCGAGAACTGCGATAAGCGGCCATGATAGCCTCGCGATTCTGCTCGTAGAACTGGATATCGGTTAAACCTCGCTCGATGATATTCCCCGATTGAACTGGAGCTGGCTTCGCTGCGGTATTCGTTTTCGGTGGGAGAAGGGGAGCTTCGGGAGCGGCTTCCGATACTACTGGAGCGGCTTCCGGTGATGCCTCTGGAGATGCTTCGGGAGCGGCTTTCGATTGGAGATGAGGTTTAAGGATAGCTGGAGCGGATTCTGGATTCTCTTTGATTCCCTTAATCCAGTCTCCCATAGGAACTCGTTTTTCCTGTCCTCTCATCGCTCTTTCGTAGCTCCATTCTACCGCTTCTCGAATATCGGGATCGGTGAATCCTAGATCTGATAACATCGATACGCGTGAGAAGCGATTCTCCGCATCCTCAAGAGATGACTTGAGAGTCGTAATCTTCTCTTGAAGCTTAGAGATCTTCTGGAGTTCTCCAGCTTGGTTATCGATTTGCTCTTGAAGTAGAATGGCAGCTTCTTCCGCTTGGATAGCGCGAGAGCTTAACTTCGAGATTCGTTCTTTAAAAGCGGCTTCGATCTCGCTCTTTAGAACGTATTCTTCGCCTTCGTGGTTAATGGTTCGCATGGTGTACCTCCATAAGTTGGTTTCTTTCAGTAATATATCGAATAAATGCGCTTTCTGCTAGATTCTTTGAATCCCAAGGCATCTCCCAAGCGATATCGAGTAAAGTTTCGATATCGATGAGAGGTAACCAGTGATCATTCGCATTAATATCTTCGAGAAGTTGTCTCTTAGACTTATAATAACAGCAGTTGGGATGCACTAATCGAATATAAAGAGCGATGCCCCAGTCCTCATTCGATAGCCATTCTACGATCGAATC